TTTTTCTTCTAACCTTTGCATCAATAAGAGCTTTAGCGTTCTCCTTTTGACGCTCCAGCAGTTGGATAACACTTTTTCTATTTCTCAAAAGACTAATTATGTTTAACCAGGCTCCACTATCCTCCAGTTTCTTCTCAGCAGATACTTTAACTAAAGTACTGATTGAAGATTCAAAAGGATCGTACGTAGGTGAAGTTTTATCTTCAATAACGTTAACACCTGGGAAACCATAAGTAGGAGAGAAATAGACATGAGATTTAATTCAAACACCAAATTTTCGACTGATCATACCATAGTACAATGTACCAGGTAGAACTCAGAAGAATATGGTAAATTGAATATCCCATGTTAAAACTAGTGTCCCGATAATATAGATGTAGAGAATTTCTAAAGGACCTTGATTAATAAGTATCAATGTCCTCCAGAAATAGAATACAAACATTTTATAGGACTGTGATATAACATTACCAAAGGCTTTTAAACCTTTATGTACCAAAATTAGGCTTGGAAGCCCAATTAAGGTAAAGGGTGTGAGTAGATTATGTATTTGCGGAATTCTTTCGTTTTCTCTAGAAAAATCCACTATATGTGTAAGCGGGAGCATAAAGACCATGATTAATCATGCCTTCATGTCCACCCAGGCCTTGAATAGATTATGGCGTATCGAAACACGCCCTTGAGAGATACGTTTAATACGTTCAATCAAGAAAATCTGATAGGTTTTGAAATTAAAAGACTTATCGCTTTTGTAAAATCAAGAGTATATACCCCTGATAAACATATTTCGATAAAGTCAATATATTCCTTCTCCTGTCAGATACTTAATTATTCTAGGCTCCATATACCATAATCCCGAAACAGGACCGATAGCCATTAAGACGCGTAACTTGATTTTCGTTGTAATGTCTATCCTATCTTTTTTCTGTTCATCGGTCAATAAATCAAATTTAATGACCTTTCCTTTCTTACCAGATTGGAAATGAATCCGAGAAATAAGACTGAATAGACTTTGCGCGGAAATCATGCATACTTGATGGATCCCTAACTTCTCTCACCATACAGAATAATCCGTAGACCTGTCTACCCGACGTTTATATTCAATAAACATTGGGAAACGTTTTACAAATAATTCATATAGGACAGATGGTAGGAATTCAACATGTCTTAAAGCTAACATAATGTTTTTGGGACCTATGGGGCTTACATTTATACCGGATATAGTCCAGAGTTGCTTAGCAAACTCAAGAACTGTACCATCAAAACCTTTAATTGGATTAATTTCCATACCAAGTATGGAAAATAATTTAACATATTGTTTTGACACTTTACTATTAGCCATAGCACCATCATCACCAAGCACCATATAAATAAGGTTTTTGGGATGACAGTGAGCTCGACGGGCAGCTATATTTACTATAACATGGTGAGTTAGAGCAAGCATAGCAAAAGAGGAATAAGCACCCATTGGTTGCCCAACAGCATACTTAACCATCTTTCCGTCTAGTAATCAATGTCTGTCTAGGAGAGACATTCAAAGATCACCTTGATATCCTAAAATATTTAGAATTTGAGCTTGTAACTTAACAGGTAAGCGATCCGTCGCCGCAGACAGATCCATACTTTGACACCTCTTTCCTTTTAAACCAACTAAACACTTCCCTTTCAGATTGAGTCTTGAAATAAAATATTCAACAACTGCAGTCTGGTCTCTAGTACCGTCAGATCTTAATCGATCTAACTGTCTATAGACAGAAGTATGAAGAGGTTTGAAAAGTACTTGTGTTCATCAGTCTGTGATCCCGATAAGACGACGTTTACCCCTTGCTTCCTCTAAGACCGCAATGCGGCCTAAGAGGGGTATAGCATCTCATCAGAATACTATAGGTAACAAGGGTACTAGTACAAGAGATGAAACCACAAAGACAGTTAAACATACATAGTATCCACGTGTATAACACATTAAACAATACATGTACCACTTCTTTGGATTACACATTCAGCCTATCAAGTCAAACCCTATACCAAGTACAGCCAGAGGAGCATTAGGACCAGCCTTCATAGAAAAATGGAATAGATTAGGCTTCTTAACAAGAAGTTTACCTATCCCAAGATCCTTTAAGGCAAGGCGAATCTCTGATTCACTAAGAACCTCGGACTCACCAGTAAAAGGACCCGTAATGGTTGAAGTCTTCACTTCAGCTCATTTCGGACTTGTGGCTCTAAAGAAAGCCAAAAGTGTTACAAGTAACTTAAATTTAATCAGGGTAACTCTATCGAGATTACCATGATAAATACCATCACGTGTAACTTTACAAAGTTGTTTAACCGAATCTGGTAAACAAGTTGGTAAACCTGATAACGGACCTTTTCCTTTGATTCTAGCTACTCATGTTCCAGTATCGTAAAAAGTCTTATTATGGGGGTCAATAAAACAAATCACGAGTCGTAGAACTTCTGAATAGTACTTGATTGTAAAAGTAATACCACTTAGTTTTCACATATTTACTATCTTCGGAACTACTGAGAATAATAATCTCCATTGTCCTTTAGGGACCATGTACTTATTATCAAAAAGTAGGCTTATAAATCTAGTATATCTTCATAACTCACCTGGTCTCAATCATATTTTATTTGGTAGAGCATCCGGTCTTAAATCGACCTTAGGCCATACCTGTATTAAAAAATAATATGTTAATACAATAAAATAGATAGTCACCAGTGAGTTAACAAGTATATAGAAATATAACACTTCCGAAATTAAGTTAAATATTATTATATTTGTCACGTTGTTTAAATGTATTTATAGAAGGTGCACTTCATTTTAACAATCCAATTGTTCAATTGGTAATGAATTAGTATCCGTATATAGGACAATAAACTTCAATCCAAATATAAAATTTCCATAGCAACCGGTAATTACTGCTTCCAGCATATTACCTAGGTAAAACATCGTCTCATATATTTTACCCCATAGTGCCTATTATTACATTGTTCTTCTGTAATAACAGTTTTACTTAATAATATCCCCTATACAGCCAAGGCTGACGGTTTAAATACTATAAGATTTATGTATATACCACTATGTTTACGTGAACTACTACTTAGTTTTACATTAGAATCTAGTACCATATACTTTAGTTCTCCATATCGCGATAAGCCTAAGGGGTTCCAATCCTTAAGTTAATCAACATGAATTGTGGTGCTAAGCACCAAAAGCGGTGAGTGGGTTTCTCACTCCGCGATAAATAACAGTTTCATCACGATAAACTTATGGGGTGTGAGCCCAGCTAAGTCTAACTGAGTATTCGATACTCTGTGCACTAATAGTGTTACAATCGATACCGGCTACCTTCAGCCCATTTAAACAAATATGGCCTTACTCCCACCTTTCTTTGACCGAATGGTCTCCAATTAGTGGAAAATAAGAAACACAGTGTGGTACACAGCTGCCACAAGCTATAGGAAGTTTAAAAATTAGGTTCTCTATTGGTTTATTACTCCTCAAGACCTGTTATCTTTACTTAATCCTATCTCATTAAAACCATATATATTAAATATACACAGTAATAATGAGGCAAAGCACACTCGAGGGTTTTACCCCGTATAGCCTAGCCTCTTTGAAGAAAGTCCATCACTGGATCCTTCTTATTACCAAACCTCGGGACACTCTGGCGACAATAGTAGGTGTACTGTTCTCAACATTGTTGAGTCATACCCTGTTCTATTATCTAGAGCACCGACGGAAAGTGAGGTGTGAAACGCCTAGGCGCGTCTTATATTATCTACCTCTTCTCAATAGTTGATCTATTTCAATTACTGTTTTGAGAAGCATATAATAATACGTCCCTAACGGATCACTCTTTACAAACCTGCAGTTATATAACTACAGAGTGTGTTTTCAATCACACTATGGGGTTAACCCATGTAAAAAATGACATCTATCTTAAAAACCCGAAAGGGCCCGTAAGATAGATTAGGTGGCTAATCACCACC